AGCGTCTTACTGCGTTTATCAAGGCAAACCAGAAAGACACTATTGAAGCGTGTTATCAGTTCCGCGACGGTGGTGGTATGAAGTCAGCAAAGGGTGCTACGACATATCTCAAGTTTGACGGTGGTCGCGAGATGCCCGATTATATGTGCGATAACATTGCTAACCTTGCAACTGACTTCGATTCGTTTATCAAGATGCATGCAGCAGGTAAAGATGGCGTTTCGATGGGGCGTCCTTTCCGTTATGCGATCAACATGTATTGCATGAAGCATACTGGCACAATTGAGTTCCGTTGCTTCCGTTCAACTACCGATCGTAAGCAGATTGAAGATCAGTTTAAGTTCGCGACTGCGTTTATTGATGCTGCATTGAATGGTAGTTGGGCGAGTGTGAGAGAAATCCTCGACTACTACGACTTTGACTTCCCTCCATTCATCTGGGATCTAAATGAATACGCTGGTTGGATTAAGACCAAGTATGATAAGTCTCGTGGTGAGAAGAAACGAGAATTTCACGATGTTGTCTAGGTTGCGTTCGACCACTCGCGAGGAATTTAGTAAACACATTACAACTCAGAAGCAAGATTCCTTTGCAAAGACTTTTGTCGCAAAGGCAGATATGCAAGAACTCTGGGATAACTGTATGGGCGTCTGGGAAGATGATAATCTTCTCGGCGCCATCATCGTATCATTCTCTAAGAGAACTCCCATCATCGCTAACCTACAGTTGCTACATACGTTCTATGCCTCGCGTGGTAAGGGTGTAGGCAGGACGTTATGTGACTTTGCCATTGCTGAAGCGCATCGATACAATGCCACCTACTTCCGAGTTTCAGCAGAACCTGATGCAGTGCAATTCTACGAGAAATGCGGATTCACTTTCCTCGGTGAGCAGAAGTCAGGCAGTCAACTGTCTATGTTCAAACTCAATGGTCCAACCTACCGCGATGGTCTATACGACATCAACGATACTGTCATTAATAAAGCAGTGTTTAGAAAGGGTAAAGGCGGATGCGTAAAAGTATTTGCGAAACTTGAAGAAAACCCTTTACTTTTCCTCTAAAGTTTAGTATAATGGTTGTCTAAATTATGAAGGATTTTTTATATCATGGCAATGAAATGCGACCCGCAAATTATTGAAGTTTCTAGTTTTGACAATTGTGATTATGAGATAGAGGATCTATTATCTACAATTTCTGCCAAGACCAAGGGATATGTTTATGGTTGGTTTGACCATGTAACTGGTAAGCGTTACATTGGATTTCGCAAGAGCGCAGATGTAGATGATGGATATATTTTCTCGTCTAAAAATCCAGAACTTCAACGAGCATGGTCGTTGGGCAACCTTCGCAGAACAATTCTGTATTTTGGTTCTGCCAGAATTGCAATCATCCTCGAGAGATATCTACTGAAATCTGCTGATGCTCGTCGTAATGATATGTGGTATAACTCCAGCAACGGTGGTGGTGGTGAGGGAGGCGTTCTAGACATGTCCGTCATTACCTACGAGCATTCTAAGGTTGGTCTCGATTGGATTAATGGTATTGATCCTGCGCCTAAAGTTTTTGATATGTTCGCTCTTGCTAATACAAAACTGGCCAAGAAAATCCTCAAGTTGATTAAGAACGGTCATTATACGAAGATTGAAGAATCCATTGATGTAATTAAAACATTCGGGCATAATCAGGTTCGGGAAGAATTGTATGATCCTGAACACAGGAAGGAAATTGCAACCCAGATGAGGTCAGATCCTGCCGAAGCGAGAAAACATGTTCAACCGATTATTGTTGTCGTTTATCCCGATGGAAGAAAACTAATTGTTGATGGTAATCATACTTCTGGTGCAGCAGAAGATGCAGGTTGGACCAGTGCACCCGTTATCTATCTCAATAGCAGCGAATTTGACGACGATGAAGGTACGATTGATTATTTTGGAAACTTAGCAAACTACAACCCACTTAAGAAAAAGGGGAACACACCTGCTGACTGTCAACGTCTAATCATTCTGAGTTATGAGAAAAAAATCAAGTCTCTTGACGACGATAAATTTACTCTACTCGACAGCGATAAGTTTAGATTGAGTGTAACACATCAATTTGATGCTGTTTGGTCACGATCAGTCATCTCATCTAATTTGAAAAAGGCAATCGAGCGGGTTAAAACCAATTCAGCAGTTGCATCGATGAATTACCAGATATACTCTAAACAAGATTTGAAAGATATTGAAAGGCAAATTGCTTTGAAATATCCCAATCATGCTGTCACTACAGTCACCTCTAGTTCCATTTATAATTCGGGTATTGGTGGTATTCAAAATAAGATGGGACAAGCAGATATCTGGGATGGTGTGATCATTACACACCATTCTTGGTTAACAGATTACCAGAATTGGGAAACCTCTTGGAAAAAACTAATCGCTTCCGCTCAAAGAATGAACCCTAGATGTAACCTTAAAATCATTCTTCTAGACTCATTTATCAAAAACGAGATGACAGAAATTGATGTGGAAATTCCAGCATACGACGAGAGCGATACCATTGCTCCAATATATGATGATGGTAAGATTATGCACTATTACGATAAAAAAACTGACTCATATCATGATGAAGAAACTGGTGAATGGATTGCTGCTGAAGATTATGTGTAATGAATAATCGCGAATTGTTCATTCGCTGGTATGCTTGGTCTGTTAGTCACAAGGATTGCGATCCTTCTGTCTGGCAGACCAACTACCTTAATACGCGTTATGAACACAATGACGAAGAACGTATTTGGTTGTGCTGGTTATACGGTAACACCTATTACCTTCCAACATCTTGGGTGCTCAAGAATGAGTTTCCCGATTACGAACTTGCAACTGTAGATCGTATTACATGGTGGAATAACGAAAACTATAAAAGGCTTCGTTATCAAACAGATACCAAATACAACAAAGGACACCTTCCGTCCATGTTTGAATCGTATCAGAAGTTTATGGGTAAGAAACTACAACGTGATGTATTAGAATCTCACTATGGCGATAACGAAACTCAAAACTTCGATAATCTATGGAAGGTTATCAATACAAATTATCACAAGTTTGGTCGCTACACGACTTGGTTTTATATGCAGCATCTAAAGCATACTGCAGGAATTAAGATCGAACCTACCAGTCTAATGTTGAATGACTATTCGGGTAGCAAGTCGCACCGCAATGGTCTCTGTTATGCTCTAGATAAGGAAGAATGGATTAATGGTAAACTCACTCAAGCGGAATATCAGTGGTTGGAAGATCAGTCTCAGTCGATTCTGGATGAATTACGTCATCGCTATCCAACTCTTGCGCCACAGTTCGACGCATTTACTATGGAAACCTGTCTTTGCTCGTTCAAAAAAATCTTCCGAGAAAGATCGTCGCGGTATCTAGGGTTTTATCTAGATCGTCAAGCAGACGAGATTAATAAGGTAGCAGCAGACGGTTGGTATGGCATTGAGTGGAATGTTTTATGGCAATCTCGTGAAGAAATCCTTGACTCTCGATTGCTTTCGCGGTATGGTGTTAATAAGGACAAGTGTGGTGAATACGTTCGGTCTGGAACACTAGATAGAATGAATTGGATGTTCGATGTTGAACAGAAATCAGTTGGATTAGAGGATTTATTTGGATGAATGTAATTGCAATTTTTGGCGAACCTGGAAGCGGTAAGTCTACCCTTATGAAGCGTTTGCTCGACGAGGTTGGCATTTCTCGCGAAGTGAAGACTGATGTGAAGTTGGTTCCCTATCATAATAAGGACAATATTTACGTTCTAGGTAAGTATGAAGAAGGTGAAGTGTTCGGTGGTACTGACAAGATGTCAATGGCAGTTCAACCAGAGGCAGTGAAGTTTCTCGCATCTCGTGCTCCCAATGACATTGTTCTATTCGAAGGTGATCGTCTTTGCACAGGTTCATTCCTAGAAGAATGCGTCGATAAGTATGACACCTGTATCGTCTATCTACAAACCACCAAGGAAACACGAAACGTTCGCTATGCAGAACGTGGTAGCAATCAAGATGAGACTTGGTTGAAGGGTCGTGAGAGTAAAATCAACAACATTCGCTCTAACTTCGTTCTTCAGATGGAGATGACCGAGTTTCTTAATGAATCTTTTGATGATCAACAGAAAATCATTGACTTTATCAAAAAAATGCTTTATACTGGTTAAATGATATTAGAAAAACACGACGCAGAATACATCGCAAAACGATTCGTTGACTACATGTCAAATTATGGTCGTATTGACGACCACATGCGCATGAAAAAACTGGAGCGGTTAAAAACCCTTCCTCACTCTCTTCCAGGGTTTGAACCTGAGAACAATCTGTTCTCTGACTTTAATATGCACCCTGAAGACATGGATCTTGAGATCTATGAACCTTCTCCGAGCGAATTCTCGACAATGGTAGAAATCACTTCTTCCTTTTGTAATGAAAATTCGTTCGGGAAGGAAATTAAGTTCATCGTAAGAGAAAAGAATACTGGCAAACATGTCGGATTCTGTCGAGTTGCCAGTCCATTCATCAATTCACGACCACGTAATGAATGGTTCGGGCAGGTTCCCGATCTTCGGTCGTTCAACAAGCATGCTGTTATGGGGTTCATCATTGTCCCTGCTCAACCGTTCGGATTTAATTATCTGGGCGGTAAACTTCTTGCACTTCTTTGCACCTCACATGAGTTTCGCGAAATGTTTAACAAGAAGTATAACATGGACACTTGTCTATTTGAAACCACCTCATTATACGGTAGCATCAAACAAGCATCTCAGTACGATGGATTGAAACCGTTCATCCGTTACACAGGCGACACTCTTAGCAATTTTGTTCTTTCTTTCTCTGACGATTTCTGGGACGAGACCATGGAATGGTTTTACGAGAAAAATGGCGGAGCACCTTTGTTTGGTCGCGAAGGTGTAGCATCATATAAGATGAAGATGCAGAACAAGATGAACAGCATCATCAGCAAATCACTGAAGGAGCATGAATCCGAACAGTATTCGGTGTTCTGCGATGCACTTAAACTAAATAAAGAGATTACCACGAAGAAGCGTTTCTACATTTCAACATATGGATATGAAAATTCCAAGGAAGTTATTCTCGGTAAGCAGGACAAGTTAATTCCTGGACAAAACTTTGATAAACATTATATGGATAATATTATTTCGTGGTGGAAGCGTAAAGCAACTTCTAGATATGATAATCTGGTTGCAGAAGGTCGTTTACGACGCGATCTAGAAGTTTGGAATGCTGACTCAATTGAAAAAATTGACATTATACGATAACTTCTTATAAATAATCGTATGAGTTACGATGTTATCTTTAAATTAATCGGAGACGTTGGTTTCCCGATCGCAGGTGCCTTGCTTGCGGGTGTATTCGTATATTTTGTCATCAACTACATTCTTGAAAGTGTTGTAAAAGCACTCAAGGGAATGCAGGGTATCATCATGGGGTTAGACAACCGAGTGAAAACCATGAACCATGATATTATTCGCGTTGATGCTGTTGTAAGTTCCGCTTTGGGTCTAAAACCAGACCTAGATAGAATTGCACGAGCCGACGGGAAGAACGATGCTCGGAAAGATTAATGGATCCATCAATTGTAGCAGAACTAGTTAAGCAGTATGGATTTCCAATCGTCGCTTCTGTCGGCATGGGTTATTTTGTTTGGTTCATTTATAAGTTCGTAACAGATAAATTAATGCCGTTGATTGGCGAAACGAATGTAATTTTGATTGCGTTGATCGATCGAGTTCGTATGCTCGATAACGATTTGATAAGATTAAACCAGAAGGTGAGCGTAGTACTACAAATAAAAGAGGATCATAGCAATGACACTAAATCTAAAGATTGAGATCCTCAAAGTATTTTCTTTTGACTTAAATTTTGCTTCTGATAACAAAAACAAAAAGGAAGAGAAAAATGCTAAAACGAGCGATGATGCTCCTGACGCTACTAAGTCTAAGTAGTCCAGCATACGCCGATCCAATTGTTCAACAGTTTAAATCACCTTCCTTTACTGGGTATGGGTGGTCTTCGCATGTGCAATCAATTGATGCGCAAGAGCGTTCGCGGGAACAGGCAATTAAAGATGCAGAAGCAGCGAAAGCAGCACTGATAAGAGCAGAGGCAGCAAATACTCCTCTTGCTAAATTTATGGCATTGTTTACCTCTCAAGTTTATGCTCAACTTGCCACACAACTGTCGAACAATCTGTTCGCGGAAGGCGGAACAGCAACTACGGGAACATTTAATCTCGATGGTAATTCTGTAAGTTATGTCAAGACTGGAACAGAAGTCACACTAACAGTAGTCGATAAAAATGGCAATACTACGGTTGTTGTCGTTCCTATTGCTACATTCGCATTCTAAGGAGACGTTATGAAAAAGTTAATTCTCCTTCCACTTTTACTCGTTCTTTCTGGTTGTGTTGGTGCGCTTCATCCTACTACCAATCAATCATATCTGTTCAGAGATGATGCAGAGGTCAAACGTTTTGCCAACCCGAAACTGTTTAAGAATCTTCCTGAGTTAGATGGTCAACCGATTCCTATCGCACTGTATTCATTTACCGATAGAACTGGACAACGTAAACCTTCTGCCACTCTTGCGAGTTTCTCCACAGCGGTAACTCAAGGTGCAGATGCATATTTGATTAAGACATTACAAGATACAGGAGGTGGCAAGTGGTTCATTCCTGTTGAGCGTGTCGGTATTGACTCGCTTATCAAAGAACGTCAACTTGTTCGCCAGATGCGCGAACAGATTTCAGGAGAAGCTGCTGAACCGCTTCCCCCTTTAAAAGTTGCGGGTATCATCATAGAAGGTGGTATCATTGATTATAACTCGAATATTAAAACAGGTGGTACTGGCGCTCGTTTTCTTGGCGTTGGTCCGTACCAACAATATACACAAGACCAAGTTACAGTTAGTCTTCGCCTAGTTTCTGTCCAGACTGGTGAAGTTCTAAATTCGGTTACTGTAGAGAAAACTGTTCTCTCTACTTCTGAGGGGATAACTGCTTTTACATTCTTCGATTTGGCAACTAAAGCATTTGAATTTGACGGACAACAAACAAGTAATGAAGCAGGTAGTTATGCAATCCGTTCTGCCATAGAAACGGCTGTTGTTGAGTTAATCAAGGATGGTGAAACAAAGAATCTATGGAGATTTAAACAAAAGGAAACCACAAATGAAACTAAGTAAGTTTTTATTGGTTGGCGTTGCTCTTTGTTATGGAACAACTGTGACTGCACAAACTGTGCTACCGACAGCCCCAACTCCACCAGCAATTGTAACAACTTCGCCGAATGAAACAGAAGCGAATACTGTTGCAACTACAAATAAGGTATATATCGATCAAGAAGGAGGTAACGTAGATGTTAACATCGTTCAAACTGGTACTGCTAACGTTATCGGTTCTACTCTTGATCCTATTTACCTACGTGGTGATAACCAGAGCGTTATCGCAATACAGACAGGCAATGGAAACCAACTTTATATGGGTGTCGTATCCGATACAGGTGCCCAAGGAATCGCCGATGTAACAATTCGTCAAATCGGCAATCTGAATACCGCAGACATTCGTTGCGGAACTGGACTTACCGACTCCTCATGTAATCAACTTGACATGAATGCCAAGTTTACTGGTAACAGCAACTCGCTTGTTTTCCGTGGTTCGGGTGCTAATATCCGTAACTCGATGGATTTCAACGGTAACAATAACACAGTAAACATGGATGCGCTATCACCAAATGCGACACAAACAATTCTGGTGACGGGCAACTATAATGACTTTGATGTTACACAAACCGATCTCGGTGGAACATTCGGTCACTCACTATATGTAAACCTGACAGGTTCGCTAAACACTGTAACAACACAACAGTATGGCGCATCTGAAACTGTGATCAATATTAATAGTGTGGGATCAAATGGCACGTTTAATATCAAAACTGGCCACTAATCTTCTACTGATTTTTCTGTTATCGACTCCTGCCTTTGCTGGTATTGGGTCGATAACAGATTTCAGAGGAGGTGGTGCTATTAAGCGTGGCGCCAAAACTACAGTAGCATCTAAAGGTGCTGGTGTAGAAAAGATGGACACAATTTCTACCAACTCTCAAGGTAGATTTAGGATTACATTTAATGACTCGACTACGGTTAATATTACAGAAAACTCTCGCCTTCTTGTGGACGACTTTGTGTATGATGGGGGAGGGAAGACGAAGGGCAAACTTGGACTTCGGGTCGCACTTGGCACCGTCAGATACGCATCAGGCAAAGTCGCAAAAACAAATCCACGAGGTGTAAACATTCGCACACCAACTGCTACTATCGCAGTTCGTGGCACAGACTTCGTTATGTCGGTTGATGAAGCAGGTCGTTCTACGGTCGTGCTGGTTCCCGAATGCTATAACGAATTAGATATCACAAAACAAACTGCCGAATGTCCAACAGGCATGATTGAAGTTATCACCGCATCTGGTGTAGTTACGTTAAACCAACCATTCCAAGCAACAGTTGTAGAAAACAACTTTGCTCCTCCTGCTCCACCAGTAGTCGTTAATCCTTTGATGAAGGCACTGGATAATAACGTTCAACTTGTTTCGCTGGAAACAGATGATGGACAAAGTTTACTTCAACTTGCTAGAGATAGTTTAAAGAAGTTTACCAATCCTTCTAGGGCGGCATCGGACGACAACAAAGATCCAGATGGGGGCACAAATGATAACGTTGAACAAGTCGCTGCGGTAATGCGTCGACCAGCAACACCACAAGAACTACTAGACGTTTTTGCTGAGTTCAACGAAGGTAACATTCCAGCAGAAACTTTCTATACTAATGTTTCCCCGATATTCAAGAAGAACGTTCAGGTCGGATGGGTGTATACCAGACTTTCTGAAGATAGGCAACAAGCAGTTACTATCTGGTTAGAGAAGGGCAACGAAGCACAAGTTGTATCTGTTCAAAATGGTTTGATAGATGTTTACAACTTTGTGGACGATAAGTGGACAACATCGGGGACTGGTAGACCACAGGGTAACATCACTGTGATGCAAGAATCAGGTGCGAGATGAAAAAACTAATCGCTCTGTTCCTACTATTCTTTGCGATGCCAGCATTCGCACAAGTTACGAACTACGGTTTTGAGAGTGGTAACTACACAGGTTGGACAGTGAGTAACGGTTCAACTGCCGCAAGAACTTCGTGGAGTGATAGTGGTTCTGGTGCACAAGTTACAACTGGTATGACTAACTACTGTCCAGGTAACGGTAAGTGCTGGACTGTTACTCCATATGGTTCATATATGATTTCACTTCAAGCAGGTGGTGGTTCTCCTGGATTTGACGGTGCTATGACTACTTTGGGATTGACAGGTTCAACAATTACTTCGATTAGAAATACCATCTATGCAAATGGTAATATGAATCCTACGAATGCCACATCTATTAGTAGAACAATATTTCTACAAGCAGGCACAACATACAGTTATGCTTGGCAATATGTTTCAACTGATTACGTTCCATACAATGATGGTTCAATGATTACATTAACTGGTGGTCCAGGAACCCCAACGATTAATGGGCAAACTCAAAACTTTGCGCTGCTTGGATTTACAAATGAAGGCACTGGTAACTATTCTGTGGGATCTTATGGTGCAACAGGTTGGCAAGTCGCAGTATTTACAGTTCCTACTGACGGAAACTATCTTCTAGGATTTGCTTCGTTCAATCTTGGTGATACTGCATTGTCGCCAATACTTTTCATCGATCAGATGCAAGGCGCAACGGCGCTCAACGGAACAACCTTTACACCAATTCAACCTAATGCTGGTTCTTCTGCGCCACCTCCACCTCCGCCCGCACCACCAGAACCAACATTTCCGTTGGCAACAATTAGTGCTAATCAATCATTGAAGATTAATCAAACAAGTGCGATTACACAAAACTCCATTTACCTCAATGTAACTGGTTCTAACAATTCAGTTTACATTGAACAGTTCTCTAAGCAAAACCAAATCCGTGGTGTCAATGGCGCACAAGCAATGATTGTCAATGGTAGTGGTAACAGCATTACTATCAATCAAGGTACAGCAGCGATACCAATTGGTAAGAACCTAGCAGAAGTTTCTGTTACTGGTAACAACAACATCGTATCATTGATACAACAATATGCAGGCAAATACGCTGAGATTGTCACCAATGGTCTAAGCAATCAAATCTCAGCACAACAAAAAGATGCTGGAGGAAAATCGTTGTTTATCAGTGCTTTAGGAAACTCTAATAATATCAGTACCTTGCAACAGGGAACTGCTAACCATTTTCTGGATATTAGTGCACCATTCGGTGGAGTTACTGCATCGGTTACTCAATTGGGTTCTTCTATGAAGCAATTTCAACTTTTACTAAATAGTCCTGGAATTGGTGTAACTGTCACGCAAAATAACTTGACCGCTGCCGACTCTGCGAAAATGGAAATAACATGCACGACTGGACCATGTAATGGATACTCTTATACAAAAAACTAAGAAAGCTCTTCTTTCGCCTTGGTTGGCATTGATTACTTTTGCGGTGTTGTTAGTAGTAAAATTATCAAACCCATACATGGTCGAATCCGCGAGATTGAAGTTTTATGATTATTTGATGCTCGGTTCGCCGACGCAATCTGAACAAATTGTAACTGTCAATATTGGGGAGAAAGCAATTGAGAAATATGGTCAGTGGCCGTTTCCACGTGAGGTCCATGCTCAAATTATTAATGACCTTTATGGTCGAGGGGCTACTCTTGTTGGTAGCACTATACTTATGCCTGAGTCTGATCGGATGGGGACTGATCGAGTTCTTGCGGATACCCTAAGTCAGTATCCAGTAGTTCTGAGTCAGACAGTAACCGATTCATGTAAGGGAGTCCAAAATATTGCTCGGACTGGCGTTGCTGTCATTGGCGACGGAGAAGCATCTGAATTTTTGCCTACTTATCCGTGTATTCTGAGTAATATTCCAGAACTTCAAAAAGTTGCAGTCGGTGTTGGTCTAACATCAACTCTACCTGAGACTGATGGGGTTGTAAGGCGAGTTCCTCTTCTATCTCAATCAAACGGCGAATACTATCCTGCATTTGCACTAGAACTTCTGCGTGTAGCAGCAGGAGATCCTTCGTATCAAGCGAAGATAAATCAGACGGGAGTCGAGGCATTACGAATTCCTTCTTTTGAAACAATCAAAACAGATGAGTATGGTCGGGTGTTTATTAATCCCAATTACGTATTTCCATCTGTTGAAGTAGGTTCTGATATTCCTCGTCTTGATGGGAAAATTGTAATTGTTGGCGTAACTGCTGCTGGTATAGCGAACCCTGTAGCGACTCCATCAGGTGCGCAACATCCCCACGTGCTTCAGGCGAGTATTCTTGAAACTCTGATAAATGGAGACTCTGTGTCGATTCCTCTTTGGGGTCAACTAGCAGATCTTGCTGCTTTTCTGGGTCTTGCTCTTGCATTGATTGTTCTTTCTCGTTTTAGATTTTCAATAGTATATATTGTAGTTCTACTAAGTGGATATCTATATTTACCAACATATTTATTTGAATCGCAGAATATTTTATTCGACGTTTCGTTTAACGTCTTTGCCATTGCATTAATCTATATGCATATCTACACTGTCAAGTTTATCAGTGAGTTCCTACAGAAACAACAAATCAAGAAGCAGTTTGGAACCTATCTGTCGCCAGATCTAGTTGCACAATTGCAGCGTCAACCAGAACTACTACAACTTGGCGGTGACTCTAGAGAACTATCAATTATGTTCACAGACGTTCGTGGGTTCACTACGATTTCTGAGCACTACGGTGAAGACGTTCAAGGTCTCACGAAGATTATGAATCGCTACATGACAGTGATGACAAGAGCAATCCTTGAGAACAAGGGAACATTAGACAAGTATATCGGTGATGCTCAGATGGCATTCTGGAATGCACCGTTGGATAATAACAAGCATGCGTTAGATGCAGTAAGAACTGCCTTTCAGATGCTAAAAGATTTGGAGACTTTCAATGGCGAAATTAAAGGAGAAGGTGTACCCGCTTTTGGGATGGGTCTTGGTATTAACACTGCCACTGTGGTTGTTGGTAATATGGGCAGCACTCAGCGTTTTGACTATACTTGCTTGGGGGATG